CCATTAGAAGGATCTGCACTTTTTGTAATATCTTCAGCTACTGAAAATACATTAGAGTTATTAATACCTGTTCTAGAATTAAATATACCTGAGTATATTAAAGAGTTTATTCTAAAAGAAGCTGATTCATCTTCTTCAACTAAATAAGCTTTAGCTCCATAATCTACTGATGTGTTATTATATCCACCTCTAATTCTAGCTTCTTCTATAGCCCAATTTTCATCATCAATAGTATTAGCAACTACTTTATAACCTCCTATATTTTCAGGTATACCAAAAGATCCATTCCATATAGGCTCGTCATTTTTATTGGTCTTCTTTAATATAAAAGAGTTAAAATATTTAACTTCTACTACTGCTCCCATATGTTAATTATCACTTATTTTTATTTTTAATTACAATTCAACTTGCCAGTTGTATGAGTTTACAACAGATTGTGGTATAGCTACGCCACCACTATTCCATGGAGCGGCTCCAACAAAAACAGCATCATCAATAGTTGATCCACTTTGTTGACCAAATATACCATATGGAGGACCTTCTCTTGGCGGGTTTTCGGGTCCTAGTCTTCTTATATATTTACACTTTGATCGCCATTCAAATTCACACGCAGCTTCGGTAGCTCCCTTTATAAGTCTAGCTCCAGTATTTGGATAAGCTATATTTACATCAGTACTACCTCCCATTATTGTTAAATTATTTGTACCTTCTAATCGTTTTATTCCACCTCCTAAACCAGCGGTTGGTCCAAAACCATTATTATCTCCACCATTTACTAAAAAACTAACATTAGTTCCATTTGGATAGTTATCACTTGTTTGACTGTTAAACGCTTGATTAAAGTAGTACTGTTGGTCACTGTTTGGAAAAGGCTGATAACCAGGTAGTACAGGTGAAAGAGTTATACCATCGCCGTTAGTTGAATCCCAAGGTCCATTATATAGATAAAAACCAAGAGCTCCACTAGGACCCGCTGTTACTTCAAATGTAGTATAATATTGAATTACAGTAGAAGCATCAGAAGGACCTCTAAGTCCGTCGTTATCATTTACAGTAGACGCTAGCGCATATGTTTTTACGTTTTCAACTGTTACACCATAATCTACTACAAAACTAACAGTTGCTTGATCAGCTTCATTACCTGCATCTTGAACAGTGATTGTTACATTATATCGATCTGTTGGAGTATTTTCACCTCCAGTATTTAAAACGTCTAACTCAAATTCTCCACTTGTAGGGTTTAGCACAGGAGTATTAGCAAATCCAAAATAACCATTATTTGTTACATTGTCTCCGTTGGAATTAGTTACTTCTGAAATTACAATATCATTGTTGCCAGGATTATTAGAATCAAAATTAAAAATACTTGACAATAAAACATTTGCACTTCCATTTTTACATTTAAGAGTTGTAATAGGACCTGCTGCTGTAGTTTGTGTTTGAATAACTTGAGCAGCGGTTGGACTTGATATAGTTGGATCTATATTTATTAAATTTAAGTTTAATTCAAAAACAGATTCTAAGTTATTTACTACAGCTTTAAGATCTATAATAAAGTTTCTTTCATTAGGATCATCACTATAATAAACATTATTAAAGTAAGCCGGAAGAATTTTTATATTATAACCATTGTTACCTGCGCCACTTGTTTCAATTAATTCAAAATAATCAACATCTAATGCACCGTTTAAATCTGATTGACTAATTATTTGTAAAGCAGAACCAAGAGGCGATTGAATAGACGTATTAGGTACTGGAGAATTAAAATTATCAACAATAAGAATAGTTGAACTAGAAACATTCGCATTTGCTAATAAATCTTCTTTAAAAATATCTGGATTAAAACCAAATAAAGAAGCTCCACCAGATGATTCATTTAAAACAGCGTTGTTTAAATCTGATATAAGACCAGATGTAGATGTTTCCCAAAATATATCTAATAAACTTTCTTGAGGCTCTGTTTCGTAAACTGCAAGATACTGAATACCTGGATCTGCATCTTTAGTAATAGTTATATCAGTGTTTATAACTGCATTTACAGCTTGATCTACTGTTATTGTAGCAAGGTCGTTTACGAGTATTACTTGTGAAGGACTTACGTTTACAATATTACTTAAAACTACACTTGTTCCACTAGCAGATGTAATTATAGTTCCTTCTGGTATTCCAGTGCCTGATACTACAGAGTTAGGAGTTGGAAGCGGTGAAGTAGTTGTTTCAACTACATTTCCACTACTACCACTTGTAGCTACTGTAAAAGAAGCTAAAGAAGCTCCAGGTACAAAAGGACCAGAAACTTTTAAATCTTCAGGAAAACCAGGTCCTGAAACAATATCACCTATAGCTATACCTCCAGTGTTGCCAGAAGTGCTAGATAACTTTAAAACACTTGTAAATTCACTAACACCTATAGTTGCTGTAACAGTTTGATAATTTGTTGTTGATATTTGACCTATTTGTTTATTTGTACTTATTCTAGCTATAAGAGGATTTGAATCTAAAGAATAAAACTGTGGAAAGTAATTTGGTCTTGGCACATCTTCTCCAACTGGACTGTATTTAAATAAATCACTTACTGTAGATATAGTTGAAACTGTATCAGATGATCTTCTAGGATAATATTGAGTATTTGCACTACCTATATTACTAGCTGTAATAGCTGTGCTTGTGTTTTCTACACGACCAAAAAGCTGAACAGAACTTCTAAACTGTCTCTGCTGAGGACCTACTTCTGATAAATCCCTAGGCACTTTGTTTATATTATCGTTTATTAAAACCATATGAGATGTTTTACCAAGCTCTAAGGTTTGATCTTGTGGATATGAAGCCATAATTCCAGGTAAATAAACATTATAGTAATCTTGCTCTGTTTGCTTAATTACTATTTTGTAAGTGTACCAACCCAATGGATTATAGTTTAAACTAGTGGGATCTCCATTATAAAGTCCAGGAGTACCAGTTTTAGTGTTTTTAAACGAAGATATAGTTTCATTAAATAAAAGCTTTAAAGAATCTCCTGGCCAATCATTAGGCGCATAAAAACCAGACTTATTCTTATAACTTGAATATATTGTATCTCCAGAAAAACTAAAAGTTCCAACCTTAACAGTGTCTTTGTTATTTGAAAGTAAAACGGTTGAAGTTCTACCATATCTATCAGACAATACAACTCCTGCTTGATAGTTTCTATTTGTTTTTAAAGAACTATTAGGATATTCTATTATACTAGTATTGTTTTCAGTGTCTCCACCAGCTTCGTATAATACAATGTTAGTAGCAATTATGTTTGTAACAGTGTTTGATAATGTAATTACAAAATTTCCTGAACTAGGAGGTGTTTCAGTTACAGAAGTTATTTGCGTGTTTGGAGGTATGTTACCTGTGCCTGATACTAAAGAAATAAAATCTCCAACGCTTGGAGCTTCAGCACCTTTTTGTATTGTTATAGTTGTTCCACTTGCAGTGCCAGCGCTAACCGTTCCTTCTTCTCTGTTTAAATTAAAAGCAGATTTATCAGAGACAGCTACATTATAGTTTAAACTAGCAGGTGGTGTATGCTTATCTTGATAGTTACCATATATAACTCTATTTCCAGAAACTTCTTGAGCAAAAGCCCTTACAGGTATTTTGTCAAAAACTCTAGTAGTAACATTTTCTGGCAATGTTTTAAATGGCTTATTTGATTGATAATTGTAAACAAAATAATTAGGATTATTTGTATTTAACACAGCGTCATCAACCAAAGTTTGAGCAACACTTAAGGTAATTGTACCTCCAGTAGAAGGGTTGTTTAAGTTTGTAGGTTCATAGTCTGTAACTTTTGGTTTACCTGTTATTCCAAAACCAGTTACTAAATCACCAACGTTAATTCCTCCTTGTAGATTGTCTATAACAATAGTATCGTCATTTGTAACAGCTCCATTAACCTTAAATGTTCCAGCTGAACTTGCTATATCACTAACAGGTAGCGTATCAACCACTTTTATAGCTACAGCATCAGACTCTTTGTAAAGTATGTCTATATTTTTAATTTTTAAACTATCTTCAATGTTATAGTTTAAGTATGGTAAAGGTATTCTAAGCTCTATATCGTTTACTTTGTTTTCAACAAAAGAAACAACTGTACTTCTATAAGCGTCAGATTGATCATCTACTTCACTTATATCATCTTGCTTTACATACATGAAATAACCATCTTGCTTTGGTATAAATGCTATTTGAGTAAATGGAGCAATTAATGAATACTCATTGTCTTCAAATTGAAATCTATAACTAAACCTAGAGAATTTGTCTTCTAAAAAATCAGGATCTCCAGCAAAATCTGGGTCATAATAAGGATTGTAATTTAATATTATTTCTGTACCTGCGTTTAAGTTTTCAAAAACAGCAGAAGTTGCGGTTATTGTCCAATAAGGTGTTGCTCCAGGGGTAAAAGTATAACTTAAAACTTCAGAACTTGCGATTGGAATTATTAAGCCAGTTGAATTATCAACATACGCCAAAGAAGCACCTGTGGTGTAATTTCCACTACTAGTTACTATGTCTCCTTCAAAAGAAGTTAATTCTACTGTAGCTTGAGGCGTAGCTCCAATAGCAGTTTTTACAACTCCAGACCCACCATTTGGGTAGAATTTACTAACAACATCTTTCATTGTTGATTCATAGTCATTATCATTAGGAGATAAAAAACTTTCTTGATACAATTCTATGCAAGAATAAGGATTGTATTTTGCAACAGATATTTGATCTTCAGTTGTGTAGTATGTTGGATTAGAAAGATTAGAAGGATTAGCTAAGTCTAAGTTAATTTTTCTTGGTTGATTTCTATTATCAGTCCAAAAAAGTAAATTCTCTAATACATTAACTCCATATATTGGATTTAATTGTGAGAAATTTAAAAAAGCTCCTTCAACTAAAAGGGTTAAAGTGTTAGTTTGTACGTTACAAGCAAATATAAAATTATTAGCAGTATTGCTATATCCACCTGCTTTTTCAAGTGGAACATCTGGTGTTGGCCAATCTGTTAAAAATACATAAACTGTATTTAATTGATCGTTAGTAGCATATCCTATACAGTATAAGTTTGCAATACCTGTTCTTGCTTGAAAATCAAAAACCTTATTATTACCTAAAATGTTTTCAACTGATCCAACAGAATCTCCTTCTGATCTACTTATCTGAATATTTACAGCATTTCTGTATTCTCCGCTTGGTACTATACGAGCGTCCAAGTCTTTATTCATCTTGGACTTTAAAAAAGTATTTATAGCTTTAGCCATTTAATTTTAGTGTTTAATCCATTTAGACTTACCTCTCATTACTTGAGTAATTTCATCAGTCTTGATATTAGATAATCTTATTTTTGCATTTCTTAATTTAGCAGATCTTTCTTTCTTAAGCCTTTGAACTACATACTCTGGTTGATTAGCACGCGTAGATATTATAGCATGCAATATGTGTGCATATAAAGCTTCCTCTGCCATCTTTGGTATCTTAGTATCTGTATCGTATGCTAAGCCGTCAGAAATGTATTCTAGTACTATTAAACGGTTTACTAGGTGACTAGAAAAAGACATTTTTCCTTCTCGTTCGTTTAAATTAAACCAACCGTTCATTTGTGAATGCTGAGGATCTAGTCCATATAGCTCGCCATAATTTCTATAACCAATCCACTCTCCGTTTTGATTCCAATTAAAAGCAAAATCATTTATACCAGACAAACCTGCGTTGTCTACTAAATAGTCTTGAGCGTTACCTTCATGCCATCTTTCTTGAGTTATCGATGTACCTTCAATGTCTGATCCAAAGTTATCCTGTGTGGGTACTCCTTTTTCATCTTGTATTTGAGTGTAATAGGGACTTATTGTAAGGTTGTTTGTAGGGTAGATAATATGTTTAACACCTAGTCGATCTATCCAAGAAGCTCTAACATAGTTAACGTAGTCTTGCGGTAAAGCTAATGTTAAGCTAGCTGGTATTGTTAATTCAGCTGATTTAACACTTTTTAAAGTGTCATAGCTGAACTCTTGTAAACCTCTTTTAGCAAAAAATAATATATCTGATCTTTTAGCTGTTTGTATTAGTTTTCCATCACCTACATAACCAACCATAAAGTTATCTATAGCATCGTTAAGCGTAATATATGAGTAACTACCATAATTATCTTCAACTATTTGACCATATGCTTTTTCAGCTTCTGTACTGCCATATAATCCACCATCTAGTTTTTTTAACTGAACAACTATATAAAGACCGGTAGCTGGAGCAGCAGGAAATGTTACTTCATTATCTACAACTGTAAACGTTGTAATGTATTCTGAGTAAGATCCAGGTAATCCAGTAGAACTTGTATATAGCTTAAAGTTGTTTAAAGCGTAGTTAACATTATTAGGATCAAAACTTCCTAAAACTAAATCTGTATCAAATGTAGTTTTAAAAGCTAGTTTAGCATTATCACCTCTAAAGCCTTGAGCGCCTTGATAATATTGTTGGTTAGTTTCAGTTATTAAGCTCATTTATTATGATTTTTCGTTAATTGAAGTTTCTTGAATATCTTGAGCAGCTGCTTGAATTATAGTTGGATTATTTATTATTACGCCGCAATATTTAAGTATTCTCATTATAATATCTGATTGTTCAGAAATATCTAAATCAAAGTTTACTGATGAAGAAGAGTTGTAAACATATGAGTTACTTGGTCCAGATATAAACCTCCAAAAAGGAGTAGATGGTTCAAATAAAACATTTACAAGAACAGTATTTGGTTCTGGATTTATATTTAGCAACGCTCCTGTTGTCGCGTTTGTAATCAAAGAAGATGGGCTAGTGTAGAAAATAGGCTGCTGTTTTGTTGGTTTTGTTAGCTTTGATCTTGTAATTTTATTATAATCATTTTTACTAACAAGTTGAGTTATTGAATCAATATTGCTATTACCTGTATAGGTAGATATAACGTCTCCTATATTATAAATAGTTCTATTAATTAATCCAGCCGCGCCATTAGCTGGATAATAAAAAGGTTGACCAGTAGTTGATTGAATATATGCAACCTCTTCTATAAATGGAGCAAGTTTATACGAAATGTTTTTAAAAATATTAAAAAATTCAGTATCATTTTGAGAATTGTTTTGATTAAAGCGGTTAACTTGATTTCCATCAGGAAAATAAGATTGAAAAATTTCATCTTGAACCTGAGCGGCTAAACTATTAAATTCAGCCGGTGTTACATAGCCTCTTTGTTCTTTGTTTAATATATACAAGACTGTTTGATATACTGTGTTTATATTTACCGCCATTTTTATTTTTTATTATAATATATTGGAGACCACTTACGCAGCCTCCATTATATTAGTATTACTTGTTTTTATAGTTTTTTATCTATAGATTTATAGATTTCTACACCTTCGTCGGTTTTTAAGAAAGCCGCAAATGCAGAATAAGGATTTTCATCAAATGGTACGTTCATTAATTTTCTACCGTTTGAAACCCATGTAAATGTTCTTTGATCTGGAGATAATCTGATTATACCAGCCTCAGAAGCTCTAATAGCAAAGTTTCTAAGTTGTACATTATCATCGTTAGCTAAGTTGATAAACAAAGCTGGATTATTTCTAGCGAACAATAGTAAATCTCTTCTAAGTTCTTTAGAACTCATTGATGTTACTTTAGATCCAAGCTCTACTCTAAGAATAGCCTCTGCTTGGTCTATATCCATACTACGAGCTGCGTTAAGTGCATCAATTTGAAGATCTAAAATATCTAATTCATCTTCAGCAACCTCAACAGCATTAAACTCATTGTATATGCTGTTACGCATAGGGTGATATAAAGATAATATTTTTTGTAAATTTTGTTTTTCTTTAGGTACATGCAACGTTCCATTTTTAAAAGTAATATGACCCATTGTGGCTTGACCTTTTTGCTCGTCCACAAATGGAGATGCTTGGTTTGTTGCATACCTTAGCTCTCTTTGAGAACCTAATTCTTTATCAAAATATAAAAGTGAATGCTTCACAGTATGTCTTGATGGTATAGTAAATGTTAAAGGAGATTTATTACCTGTTAAATAATAATTTCTGTCTTTAATTTCCCAACTTGGTTTAGTTGGTTTTTGTGTTTTTTGAACTGGTGCAGTTTTAACTGCTACCTCTTGAGTTGCAACCTCAATTGTTTCTTCTGCTTTTGTAGCTTTTTTAGCCATGATATAATAAAATTAAATAGTTGAAAATTGTGACAATAGCTATAGTATATAAATAGTAATAGGCTAATGTCATATAAAAAACCCCCGCCCGAAGGCAGGGATTATTATTGTTGTAATATTATGCTCCAGTAAACAATACGAAATTGTTAGCTGCTTGAACACATAAACATCTTTCTGACAAGAAGTTTACTTCCATTGCATCTAAATCAGATGTGAAAGCTCCTCCAGCAGAACCAGTTAACCAAGACTTCATTCTACGATCGTCAGCTTGTGAAGCTCTGTATCGTACGTGTAAGAATGGTCGACGGATGTTAGTTCCTAAGATTTGATCGTAAACAGTAGAAGTTCCAGCTGGTACTAATACTCCTTCAATAGCTGCAGCGCTAGTAGCAAAGCCACCACGTGTTGAAGCATCATTTAAGTATTTCCAGTCAGTTTTATAGAAATCGTAAGATCCTCTACGGAAACCGCTAAATCCTAAATTCAAAGCCATTTCTTCTGAGTTTTCAAATAATCCATAAGCAGTACCACCTTGTTGTCCGGTAGAAATTTCAGCTAACATATCATCAAAATCTAAAGAAGTTTGGCGATTTAAGAAAAGCATGTTTTCTTCAATAGCGCCTTGAGTATCTAAGTTTTTTAAGATAGCATCAAAAGCAGCAAGACCTGTAGCGGCAGTAAATCCTGCGTTTACATTTCCTCTGTCTTTAACAGCAGCGAATAAACCTTGAGTACCTTTAACTCCAGCGGTAGCAGCTCCAGATCCTGCAGCAGCAAGCTCGCCTTCAACTACAGACATTTCTAAGTAATCTTCAAAACGTAAACGAGTTTCAGATTCAGCTTTTAAATACCATAGGTAACCAGATGTTCCGTCTTCAGTTGCAACTTCAACCCATCCTATTTGCGCCATATCAGATCCGTTTACAACGTATTTATTTCTGATGATGATAGGAGAGTTAGAGTACTGTGTGAAAGATGGAGTGATTGTTTTGTAACCAGTAGTATCAGTAAGTCCAGTTGAATTAGTGATAGCTTTTCCTTTTCCATATTCAGAGCCGTATACAAAGATTTTTAACCCTGTAAGAGAAAGACCTGTTAAATCAGCTTGAGTATAAGGAGCTACTGTAATACTAGCTGTAGCGCCAGTTTGACTAGACTCAGTTACTAAAGCTTTAAGCTCTACAGAGTTACTTGTGTCTAAGATTACAATTGTTTGATCTTTAGAAATTACATTTTCAGTAAAAGTGTCTCCAGCTCCACCTACTGTAAATTCTAAAATGTTTGTTGCTACACCACCCGCGTTTACGTCTACGTCGTTATACGCTACGTGTAGTCTATTTTGCTCAGACCAGATTACTTGGTCAGAAGTCATTGGCATTTCAGCTCCAACCATACGTAAGAATCCAGATAAAGTTCTGTTTCCGTAACGCTCTACTTCTTGTTCGTAGATTTCAGGTAAGTACTGTTGTGCAAAAGTGTCAGAGTCGCCAGGGTTAGCTCCTCCATTAAATGATAAATAGTTATCACTTAATAATTGTTGTTTTTGACTCGGTTTAATTGAACCGAATGCTGGTGTTAAAGCCATGTTTTAAGTTTTTTAGTTAAATTTTTTCGTTTTAATTCTTAATTTTGTAGAGTCAAGACCGGTTACCGCTTTAACTTTAAACCCGTTTACAAACACATCACCTTGAGTGGACCTAGCTTTGGTATCACTTAGATTTTTTGATTTGTTTAAAACTTCTTTAACGGCGTCAGCTTTTCCTTGCTCATAAAAATGAGAGGCAATCTTGTCTACGTTTTCAGCGGCATACATAGCCTTGTGATAACCTTTCGTGTCATTAACATTGCCTTCGCTGTCTAGGAACTTCCCGACAAGGTTGTTAATATTTGATTGGTTTTCTGCAACTTTATCACGGTTTTGAATGTTGTACTTATAACTTTTATCACCGACTTTAATATCGAAACCTTCGAAATTATCGCTAAAAAGTTGTTTAGTACTTTCTTGAAACCGCTCGTGTTGTTGCGTAGCTACTTCCTGCTGCTTATTATATCGGTTGAAAAAGTCCATTGCTTTTTGCTGATCCTGAGTAACGCCCGGTCTCAACTTGATCTCGTCGTAATATTTACTCTTAGTCTCTTCTAAAAAGCCTTTGGCTTTTGCAACTTCTTCTTTAAACGCAAGTTTTTTCTTACGTATATCTTTGTCCTCGTCTAGATCTTCATCATAATCAAAGTCTTCTAAAAGAAGATCAATGTCTGAACCGTCTAAATAAGGTTTATTTTTTTTGTAATACTCTTTTAACAATGTTTTGTCGTCTACATTAGAATAGTCCGCATTTAAACGAGCATAGTCTTCTATAGTTCCACCTGTTTCCTCCATAAATGAAACTAATTTTTCGATGTTTTCTGGTAATTGTCTACCTAGTACTTTTTCATCTCTAATAGCTTCTTTAACTTCAGCTTCAGCTTTTTTAACCTCTTCAGCTGTAACTTCTTTTAATGGATTAAACTCTTCTACTTTTTCTTCGGTGGTCCGTACTTCTTCAACCACTGCTTTGCTGTCGCCACTGTCTTTGGACTCTTGGACAACAACATTGCTATCATTTGTCTCTTGTGTTTGAACGGCATTGTTTTCTTGTTTTACTTCTTCTTTAGGTATTACCACTTTGGTAACTTCCTCTTCAACTTTTTTCACTGGTTCTTTTAATTCAACCTTAGTGATTTCGTTTTTCTTACCTAAATTTTTAGGTTTTCTTGGCTTAGCCTTCATTTTGAAGTTGCCTTCTTGTTTTACTTCTGACATAATATAATATAATTAAAAAATTGTTTACTTTCTACATGAAAGCTTGCATACCCATATCGGGTTCGTTTTCAAAGTCTTTAGGTAAGCTATCGTTTTGTCTTTGGCTTATCATTTCACTTTGCTGTGTAGCTTCCATTTTGCTACGCTTGTCTTTTCTATCTTCTATAGCTGATTCTTTCTGCTGAATAGCTTGAACTTCTAACTGCTTTAATTGCATATCATATTCAAACTTTTGCTGCATTTTAATTTTTTCTAAATCAGCTGCTATTTGCATTTTGTTTATTTCCATTTGAGCTTTAGCTTGCTCATATTGAACTTTAGAACCTGATATAGCTTCTTGCTTTTGAACCTCAGCCATCGCTGTTTTTTCAGCTGTACTAGCCTGAGCATCAGCTTGAGCTTGTATATTAGCTTGTTGATTAGCTTGATCTTGAGCAGCTTTTTGTTTGCGCTTAACCTTAAGCATTTGATTAGCTAGCTTAAGATTTTTAATTTGTCTTAAATCTATAGCATCTTCTAAATCAATACCACCTTGACCTAATGCAACTTGAATGTTTTGTTCTAACTTAGCTTGCTCTTCATCATCTGGCTCTAATTCTAAGAATATACCAAAGTCATATAAGTTTAAATCAACAACCTGCTGTAATGTTTCAACATTAAAAGTTGATATAGAATTTTTAAGCGACTCAGCTGTTAATGGAAAATATAAAGCATCTGCTATTTTAAGAGACACGTTTTCTGCTAGCTTTAACGTAAGATATAAACTAGCTTGTTTAATGTGCCTAGTCGCGACGTTGGATGCGTTAGCGGCCATCTTTTGAAGACCTACCAACGAGTTTTTGTCTTGCGCGCTTCCATCTCTAGCTTCATTTAATCCGGTCACATCGCGTATCATTTGTAAATAGTATTGATACGTTTGTATAAGAGCTTGTATTTTCCCTAAACCGCTTGAGCTGTTAAGTTCTTGAATAGGTACTTTACCTGGATTCATATCGCCGTCTTGCGTCATTGATCTACCTACAATAGAACCAGTTTGGAAATACATATTTAATGCCTCTGCAGGATTATAATTAGTTCCATTACCAAGATCAACCTCAGCTAAACCGTCCATATCTAAATAGACACCGTCTGGTACCATTCTAGACATTACCTGTTGTAATTTAAGATGCGTTAGTTGAATCATATCTGCAAATCCAATACATTTGCTTACAACAGACTCTATGCGTCCCTTATACATTCTAGGAGCACATATCGTGTAATTCATTTCAACTTTAGTTGTGTCTGCCATTGGTCTAGACATGTTCTCTGCTAAGCTCCAGTCTAATATAGTATTAGTCCCTAAAACTTTAGCACCAGTATATAAAACCTCTATTGATCTAGACACTCTTTCAAAGTTGTCATTTTCAGGCGGATCAAATGTATCTGGCTTTTCTAAAGCTTTTAACAAACCTGAATCTGTTTGTTTTATTTTAAAAACTTGATTGTGGTAAGTCTTATATTCAAAGTACATAACTTGTACAGTGTTTTCGTCATAATTACCCCAACCAGTTATATATTGTCTATTACCAGGTGTTTCTTGTATTTTCTTTAACTCTTCTTCTGATATACCAGGAAACTCTTTTTTAAGCTCTGGTATTGTTATAGATTTTACCTCACCTACATAATATATGTCTTCAAAGTTTGGATCTTCTGTATATGAGTAAACCATATAAGCAGGATCCACATAATCAACTGTAATTCCTTCAGCTGTATTAAAATTAGTTTTACCAGCGGCAATACCAATTGTTGTAAGGTCCATGTTTAATCTACGTCTTACAAGATCGTATTTATTTTGAGCAAATACAGTTGATATAGCTTCTTCTTCTGCTATTTCAATTGATTGCTTATAACTAAGTTGCATATGCAGTTCTAACTCTTCTTTAGATTCTGGAACTACAACTCCACTTGGTGATTGATGTAGATCAATACCTAATGTTTGCTTTAAGTTATCTAAATATTCTTTAGCAACCATATCTTCTTGAAGCTTGCTAGCATATTCAGTTCTTCTTTTAACTGAGCTAGGATCTTGAGAGTAAGCTTTTATGTCGTAAGACTTCTGTGATATACCGTTAACCACGATGTCTACAAACTTAGATAAAATAGGTACTGGTTTCCAGTCTAAATTAAGATAAGACAAATCACCGTTAATAGATAATTCATCTTTATATTTCTGCACAGGTTGTTCACCTCTAGCATATAGTCTTAATGTATGGAAGTTATTCCAATTAGTTAAGTATCTGTTACCTCCAGTTCGCCCTTGGTCAAACCACTCATACTCTATTGCTTGAGCAACTTGAGTCCCGTATTCCCAGCTAGCTTTTTCAGCGTCGCTTACTACTTGGCTTGGAAAAGCACTGTTAGTGTTAGTGTATATACCCATTTAACTTATTATTTTTGATGTGACACCTTTGTTGTCGTATTTTTTAATTCCTAAATTTACAGCTTCTCTCCTTGTTGCTGGAGCTGATGGAGCGTATCTATGTTTGTTACAAGCCATTAAAGCAAGTCCAGAACTAATAGAAGCATCGTGCTTTGTTCTGTTATTTATATTAAACTTTGCCCAGTCTTCCAGTGTTCTTTGGAAATACATATCACCATAACCTGTTTCTTTTAATCCTACAAAATCTTCTATGTAAGATTCTATTGCAGCAGCGTGAGCTTGTTTTATATCTTCACTTGAATTTGGTATTCCACCTAATTCTCTTTCTGTTACCGATAATTTATTATATTTTCTATCTGGTCTATTTATAGAGAACTTTCTATAACCTCTTCTTTTTAAATGATATAATAATCTAGGCTTGTTATTCTCTGCTAATATTGGCATACCATAAAAAACCAAAGCCATTAAAACATCTTCAAAAAATATTTCAGCAGTTTGTGGTCTAGCTATATATTCTAAAAAGAAATGGTTTGGAGGTACGTCTTCCATACTAAACTTAGTTAAACCGTGTAAAGATCCGTTTGACCCTCTTTTATCAACTGTACCTGATATATCATAGCTATCACAACCAAAAGCTCCGCAGTGCTCATTACCTGGATATTTGATCCCTCCTTTTATTATCACACGGTTTTGGAGATTTAAAGGTGGAATCCAGGAAACTCTGAATCTACCGTTTTTATTTGGCACAAACATAACCTTTGTGTCTTTAACTCCGTTCTCCCATTGGAAACTTCCTTGAGTAACTGATATTGAGTTTTTAAGATCTTCGTTAAAATCTATTTGCTCGTATATTTTTGTTAGGTTAAATAAAGATTCTTTAGACTCATCTCTAAACGCGTGCTTAGTTGTACGCGGAAACTGTCTATAAAATTCATTTAAACCATCTTGATCGTTTTTAAGACCTTCAACTTCATTATCCCAGTATTCTATTACTCCTTGAGCTATAACATCTCCAAAAGGACCTACAACTTCTTTTTTTGGTGTGTTGAATACAGGAAAGCCATAAGAATCAATGTAGCCTTCGTAGTTCCATTCCATAGGTATGAACAAAGAATAGAGTCCTGAGCGAGTCTGTCCATTGGCGTTTCTTTGTGTAACGTCTGAGTCATTGTAAAGTTTTTTAAAGTTATCGCCTCCTTTGTCTAAAGCGTTTGATGTTGATCCCATCATACACTTACCTATAATTCTAGAACCTAACCTTAAACAAGTTTTAGTTACCCTCCAGTTGTTTAATATATTTGTTGGTCTTTCCCACTTTCCACTTTCATCGTGTACTAGTAGTTTTAGTTTTTCACCGTCATACGAGTTGTCCCCTGTGTTCTTCCAGTCGATCGTGGTGTCGAGACCTGTGATCTCTTGTAGCTTCTCGTTTGAGTCAAGCTTACGTCTTGTGAACTTTGACGCTGGTACTCTATACGCGAGCTCTGTCTTTGGTCTGTCCATACCGTCTTGAATTGGCTTGAAAAAGAAGGGGTAGTTAACCGATATTGGGACAACTTTGTCAGTAAACATCTTCTTTGCATCGGGTCCAGACTTCGAGAGTATACCAAAGCGTGAATCCGTAGATATTGTGGCTTGGTTAACGGTTTCCCCACTTGCCATAAATGAAAAACCTGATCGTCTATTTTTAAGGTAGCACATGCCGTAGCAGCGCGGGTCGGCTTTACAAGCTTCCCAGAATAAGTAGAATAATCTGTTTGATTCCCTAAAGTCTGGCTGCCCGACGTCAATTTTACTCCACTGCAAGTACATATAGTTAGTACCAGTAATGTAAGTAGCCACACCCTTATTATAGAACCAAAAGCCTTGTTCTCTTCTATTAAATTCTTCATCAATGTAATCATACCATTTTTCTTTAAAGTCCAAAGGGTATTCTTCCCAATCAAATACTGATTTGATTTTACTAAGTTCCTTTGGGTATTCAGTGTGCTTCCACCTGTCTTCTTCAAATGTATGTACATTTTCAGCTTTTGGCAAAGCTATTTTTAAATCTTGTATTTCATAAATTTCACCTATTTGCCCGGTCTTACTTATAACAACCATATCGTGTTCTTCGTTATAACCGTACTCCCATTTCTTATACCTATTAGTTCTTTTTATAACTTTAGGTTTAACGTGGTCTTTAAGTATTTTATATAAAGTCTGCTCGTACATTATTTAGATCTCCCTTCCGCAAAGCCTTTAAAAGATTTCTCTTCTTTAACCTCCACTGGTTTTTCATTTAACATATTCTCTTCAGCTTCTATTCTATTTAATATTTCAAAAGCATCAAATATAGCTAGCTTTTTTGTAGCCGCAGCATTCTTTAATCTATCCGCTGATATATCGTCATCTGAATCAACAATAGCTTCTTTAGCTACTTTGATTAACTCCTCCACTGCTCTCTGCCCAGCTTGGATTATATTCAACTTCGTTTCCTTGGTGTTCATATTTAATTACGATATCATTAGATTTCATACAGTATAATCTTTTACCGTCAATTAAAAACTCCCATTCTCCGTTTGGCGTGTAACCAACTAAGTCCCCTGAGTTAATTCCTAGCGCATTTAAGGAGCTATTGTCATATTTTAATATACCAACAAGGCTTTTCTCTTTATCTAGCGTTAAAGACTCTGTATCTTTTATAGGTGAAATAAAGCATCTGTCTCCAAAAGATTTCCACTTTTCACCTTTATTATATAAATAGATTTGATCTATAGCGCAAAAATACAAATCATCTTTGAACCAAGATCTACTTTTCTTTTTATTTCCTCTCATGTCATAGAATACTCTAAACACGTTTTGGTGTATAACAATTATATCACCAACATCAATACCAGTATTAAAAGCTTTAGGCGTTTCTATTACTCTAGCTAATCTATTTACAAACTTGAAATCTTCAATTTTTGTATTTAAAACTAACTCTTTATCACCTACCTTTATTTTGTTACTGTATTTTTCGCCTAATGGCTCTACTATGAAGTCGTATAAACTTTTCAATACTCTAAGTCATATTCAACGGATATTGCCATGTTAGAGTTGAATTTCTTCCATGGCATTACCTCGTTGTTTTTTTTAATGTGAATATTGTAAGAGTTATCAGACTCATCAAAAAGTATGTGTGAGATCTCGTGACCTCCATAAACTTGTTGACCTACAGAATAATGCATAGCGTCATTCTTATAGTCAGAACCAATACTTATTTTTCTTACAACTGAAGACATCTTAGGCTTTTGTAAGTTTAGACTCATCTTTTTTAACCTCAGTATACTCTCCAGTTGCTAAATCAATATCAATAGCTCCATACTCTTTTTCGAGTTCAGCCTTTAAATCTTCTACAACTTTATTAGCTTCTGCCACTTGGTGTAATAGACTATGTTTTTGAGATTCTAAAATACCTATTTGATTAACAATTGTCATTAATTCTTTTTGACCTTTGTTAATGTCTTCTAATTGTTTGTCTGTAATTTTTGCCATTTTATTTAATTTGATTTAATTATATTTTATATAGTCACTTGTTTTTTTGTAGTTTACACTATTCACAGTAGGGTTTAAAGTCCCACTTTGTTCCAGCCGGTCCAGTAACTCTTATACTAGCGTATGAACTAACTTGATAATCAGCGGGTGTGTAAACCCACCAAATTAACTGCTCGAAAGGAGCAACTAAAGGATTTGCTATACCTGTTTCAGCTGTGTATGCTACTGCTCTAGTTGGTACAGTACCTTTACTAGATCCTATAAATTGATCAGTAGCTAGTGCTTGAGCTTCAGTAGGTATTACGTCGCCAGTAGAAACAGT